GAACAAACAGGTATTCCTAGTTACTCACATGGACAGACAGGAGTACAAAGTATGACTCGAACTGCTTCTGGTATGTCAATGTTACTAGGAGCTGCTAGTTTAAATATTAAAACAGTTATTAAAAATCTTGATGACTTTTTATTAAAACCATTAGGAGAGGCTTACTTTCAATGGAACATGCAGTTCTTTGAAGGTGAGGTAGATGTGGTAGGTGATTTAGAAGTTAAGGCAACTGGTACAAATAGTTTGATGCAGAAAGAAGTTAGAAGTCAAAGACTTACAATGTTCTTACAAACTGCACAAAATCCAACTATTGCACCGTTTGTTAAAATATCTAAATTGGTTAGTGAACTTGCCTATAGCTTAGACTTAGACCCTGATGAAATATTAAATGACCCAGAAGAAGCAGCTATGATGGCACAAATTATAGGAATGCAAAATGCTGGACAAAACACAGGCGAGGAAGCTGAACCCGGTAGTCAACAATCGGCAAGTATGGGAGGTGCTGGAGCAGTACCTCAAGGACCGCAAAGCCTTGGAGTTACAGGCACTGGCGGTGGCAACATCGGAATCGGAAATGTTCCGGTTGCAGGGGAAGATAGCTTCTCTGGTACACCTAGAGGCTCTACCCCAACAGGTCAAGGAAGCACTGAATAGAATCGAGGAATAATTATGGCAAAAGGAATATTATCAGACGAGAGAGAAAAGTTTGCATTTGGTACAACTCAAATAGCTAAATTTATAACACAGTTAGTTAAAAAATCTTCTACACCTAAACAATTTAAAAATGATAAAGTTATTAAAGAATTAGATAAAACAGTAGAGTATCATCAAAATCGTATAAAAAATCATGACTATAAAGCTGAAATAGAATCTATTGGTAGAGATTCATTGACTAATGAAGAATTAATGGAATTAAGTCCTGACTTTGATAAATTTGAAATAGAAAATATTATTAGAGAAAAAGATAATTTAATTAAAAAAGCAATAAAAGAAAATAAAACTCCTACTCAAATAATAAAAGAATTTCAAACTCAAGAACTTGAAGAATTTCCAAAAAGAAGTCCGCTTAATGTTGGTGGTGAATTACAAAATCCAGAAAAAGCTGACTTAGATAATGACGGTGAACTATCATCTTATGAAGAAGCTAGAGGCGAAGCTATTGAAGAAAACATGCGTGATAAAAAATTTGTTGGTGGTGGATTAAAAGAAGTAGTAAATCAAATAAGAACTAATCCTGAGCTTAGAAAAAAAATTGGTATGCCTGATATTATAGAGGAAGAAGATGAATATGGAAAATTAAAACCTCTGCCTCCAATAAGAATAAGTGCACAAGTAGGTGGCATGATGATGGATGACCAAATGGCAGACATGATGGAAGAAAAAGAAAATGAAATGCCTATGGATAATCAAATGGCAGATATGATGCCAGAAGAAAAAACAGCAGAACAAAAAGCTATTGAAGAAGCACAAGCTCCAGATGAAAAAATGGAAGATAACTATGTAGACTTTTTAATAGATGAAGCATTAAGCGATGAAGAAGAAGGAATGCTTATGCAAGAATTACAAGCAAATCCACAACTTAGTATGTTGTTTGACAAAGTTATGGAAGTTGCAATGGAATTTTCAGGCTCAGGACCTGTTGAAGGTCCGGGGTCAGAAGTCTCCGACAGTATACCCGCAAGGTTATCTGACGGTGAATTTGTCTTTACTGCAAAGGCTGTAGATGTTATCGGAGCAGACAATTTAATGTCTATGATGAAACAAGCTGAAGCCCAAGCAGAACAAAGACAACCAGCTCAAGAAGGTGGTTTAATGGAAGAAGAAAATACTGCTATGCCAGTTCAACAAGAACCAGTAAGGCAGGATATTCGTGTTACCAAAGAAACAGTCGGTTCTCAAGCAGTAATGCAAGAAGAAGAAGATTTAGTTGGAGACGAACTTAAAAAATCTATGCTTTCTACTAGACCATACGTAAGGAGCTAACAAGGGATAAAGCTACCCTAGCAATAGGCACTTTATCAAAATATAACAACCGAAAGGCGACCTTTACAAGACAAGCCCTGCAAGTGCACACCGCAGCTACCTTGTTAAACGAAGCCCTTAGTAGGAGGATAGAAAATGACTGAACAAGTCGAAAAAGAGGAACAAGCCAATCCTTATAATTTAAAAAAATCTTGGCATACTGGTGAAGATAAACCTTTTAAATCAAGCAACGAAATGTTTTTTGAAGAACCTACAAACGAAAGTAACGAAGTTACTGAAGCTGTAGCAGAACCTCAAGAAGCTACTCAGGAAGAAGCTAAAGAAGCTCCTTATAAAAAACCTGATTATAAAAAGCGTTATGATGATTTAAAGAAACATTATGATAGTAAACTTAATGAATTTAAGTCTAGGGAAGAGGAGTTAATTAAACAGGCAATACCTGAATATACAGCTCCTAAAACTGAAGAAGAACTTGAAGAATTTAAAACAAAATATCCTGATGTATTTGAAGTTGTAGAAACTGTTGCTCACATGCAAAGCGAATCTAAGGCAAAAGTTCTAGAAGAACGTCTTAGTAAACTCCAAGAACGTGAAATACAAATGGTACAACAACAAGCAGAAGAAAGGTTAATGGAAAGACATCCTGATTTTAATGATATTAGAAACAGTGAAGATTTTCATAGTTGGGCAAAAGAGCAACCTGATTCTATCCAGCAATGGATATATGATAATGCTAATGATGCTGACCTAGCTAGTAGAGCACTAGATTTGTTTAAAAAAGATATTGGAATGGAAGTGACTCCTAAGAAAAGAAAGTCATCTTCTAAACAGACTAAATCTGCTGCTGATATGGTATCTACCAAAACAACAAGTGTAGAACCTAAGAGCGAAAAGATATGGTCTGAAAAGGAGATTGCTGCAATGAGCATGGCTGAATTTGATAAACACGAAAGTGAAATCAGTGAAGCAATGCAACAAGGCAGAATCATTAAATAACTATAAAACACAGGAGAATATCCCATGGCTCAATTTTTTGAACCCGGAACAGATACTGATGCTAACTTTGCAAACTCCGTCAGTGGACAAACTAATAGTTTTTTCCTACCTTCGATTTATTCTAAAAAGGTTTTAAACTTTTTCAGAAAGTCTTCGGTAGTTGAAGCTATCACTAACACTGATTACGCTGGAGAAATATCAGCGTTTGGAGACTCTGTAAAGATTATCAAAGAGCCAGTAATTTCTGTATCAGCGTATACTAGAAATTCTGACACAACTGAAACTAGACTAACTGACCAAGAAGCTTCTTTGGTAGTTGACCAAGCTAATGCTTTCAAATTCATCGTTGATGATATTGAAACTAATATGTCTCACGTTAACTTTAAAGAAGTCGCTACTTCATCAGCCGCTTATGCTCTTAAAGATGCATACGATGCTGCTGTCTTAGTCGAGATGTTTGCTGGTTGTTCTGCTTCTTCACCTAATCACATTTTAGGTGCTGACAGTGCAACTGATTTAGGTGCGGGAGTCTTTGATGGCTCTGGTGCTGCTGACTTAGGTCCATCTGAGACTGACCCTCTAGACTTAATGGCTAGAATGGCTAGACTATTAGACGAACAAAATGTACCTGAAGAAGGTAGATGGTTCGTTGCTAGTCCTGACTTCTATGAAGTACTAGGTCAATCATCTTCTAAATTGTTGTCTGTAGACTTCAACGCAGGTCAAGGCTCAATTAGAAATGGTTTAGTATCAAGTGGTAAACTTCGTGGATTTGACATGTACAAATCAAACAACATTGCTGCAACATCTAATGCTGCTGGTAAATGTTTGGCTGGACATATCTCATCTACAGCTACTGCACAAACTATTCTTTCAACAGAAGTGTTGAGAGACCCAACTTCGTTTGGTGACATAGTTCGTGGATTGCATGTATACGGAGCTAACGTCTTAAGAGACGAAGCTTTAGTTTCTGCATTCTATGGTATTGACTAATACTAAATTTGGGGAGGTCTTCGGACCTCTCCTTTTTTATAAAAATTAAAAAGGATAATAAAATGATGTACGGTAAAGATAAAGATAAAAAGAAAAAAATGATGTATGGTGGAATGGCTAAAAAGAAAATGATGAAAGGTGGAAGAGCTATGTATGGACATGGTGGCGAAGCAATGTCTAAAGCTAAACCTTGCTAACATGAAAGTTGAAGCACCTAAAGGTTATCATTGGATGAAAGATGGTAAAGGTTACAAGCTTATGAAGCACACTGGAAAGTTTGTTAAACATAA